TAAACCTTATACTGTTGTCCAATCCAAATACAATGGATTGGATGCTATAAAGTTGACAGAACAACCATTTGAGGGTATAATCTACTCTTATGGTAAGATCGAATTTGAAGAAAACGAAGAGAATGACTCTTTGCACATCAAGTTTGATTATGAGATACTGGAAAATGGTGGCAAGGGTATGACAGATAAAAAGCCATTTGAATTATACATAGGTAAGATTCTTGAAGAATTGCTCCATGAAGGTATCCAAGAGAATAATTTAGTTTACACAGGCGGAATTGATGAGAATAGAACAAAAGATTCTGACAAATTTGATTTATGATGAGCAATATTGTCGTAAAGTAATCCCATTTATTAAGAAAGAGTATTTTGCTGATAGAAAAGAAGCCATCCTTGCAGCACAGATTGTAGCATTCTTTAACGAATATAACAAACCTGCCACTAAAGATGTCCTTCAAATTGAAGTTGGGAATCGTAAAGATTTAACTGATAAAGAGTTAACTGAACTTCAGGAATTTATCACCAAGTTGGAACATGAACCAGTCAATGATGACTGGATGTTACAACATACAGAGAAGTTTTGTAAGGATCGTGCAGTTTATAATGCGATCCTTAATTCAATTTCTATTATTGATGGTAGGGATAAGAACCATACTCAAGATGCGATCCCATCAATCTTAAGTGATGCGTTATCAGTTACATTTGATAACCATGTTGGTCACGATTACTTAGATGACCACAACTCTCGTTTCGACTTTTATCACAGGATTGAAGAGAAAGTATCCTTTGACTTGGATATGTTCAATAAGATTACTAAAGGTGGTCTGTCCAAGAAAACTCTGAACATTGCACTAGCAGGTACTGGTGTTGGTAAATCATTGTTTATGTGTCACATGGCTGCAGGAGTTTTGACACAGGGCAAAAATGTATTATACATAACTATGGAAATGGCAGAAGAGCGAATCGCAGAGCGTATTGATGCGAACCTCTTAAACCTAACCATGGATGAATTGAAAGTTGTAGACAGAGATATTTACGAAGGTCGTATTGATAAAATTGCCAAGAAAACACAAGGTAAACTTATCATTAAAGAATATCCAACTGCAGGTGCTCACACTGGTCACTTCCGTGCATTATTGGAAGAGTTAAAGTTGAAGCGTGACTTCAAACCAGATATTATCTACATTGATTATCTGAATATTTGCGCAAGTCAACGAATGAAGCAAGGTGGCTCTGTGAACTCTTATACATATATTAAGAGCATTGCAGAAGAGATTCGTGGATTGGCAGTTGAGTATAATGTTCCTATTGTATCAGCTACTCAAACTACTCGTGGTGGATTCACTAACTCGGATCCAGGACTTGAAGATACTTCTGAATCTTTTGGTTTACCAGCAACTGCTGACTTTATGTTCGCTTTGGTCAGCAATGAAGAACTAGAAGGATTGAATCAAATTATTGTTAAACAATTAAAGAATCGTTACAATGACCCAAGTTACTTTAAGCGATTTGTGGTTGGAATTGATAGAGCGAAGATGAAATTGTATGATGTTGAAGCAAGTGCTCAAACAGGACTAGCTGATGCAGGACAAGATGACGATGAACCAATGTTTGATAAAAGTAATTTTGGTCGCAGACAAAAAGCAGAATCGTTCGAAGGATTTAAGTTTTAGGAGAAAATATGACTAAGGTAATCGTAGCAAAACAGAAACATGATATGACTCATATGCTTGGACAATTTCCAGATGAGAGTCATTATGATTTCCTCATTGAAGAGGACTGTGATGTTTATATGCCAGAAATTCCTGGACATCCAGAAATGACATACTCTGAAGAGAGGATTGTTTTAAAGTTCCGTAAGAATTATTTTTCACAGGAACAACAAGATCAAGCATATATTGGTCTGCGTGAAGCAGCAACTGAAACACAGAACAGAGGTATGGCTGCTGGTCCAAGAGCAGAGAAGTTGGGTAATCGTGAGTGGGTTACTGAGTATGAATACGCAGTGATTGACTACTTTACAAATCCAGGTGCAAACTTGTATGGTGATGATCCAATTGAAGACATTCGTGCAGAGTTTAGAGGTAAGAAAGAATCACCATCTACTCGTAACAATGTTTGGGGTATTCAAGCAGTTAAGAAAGATAACTTTGTTTTTGAAGATTGGGTTGATGCCACTAAGAATCTTTCTGTTGAAGAAATGAAGAAAGAAGTGAAGCGTATTGCCGACAAGTATGTATGTCAGACTACCTATGCCAATGGTGTTATGTCTGGTATTGCTGGTTGGTTCGATCGTTATCCTCGTCTTCCTTATGGTCGTGCAACATCTTATACTGCTCGTGAACCAGAAAAGTTCGCAATGGCTTATCCATTCCTTCAGCAACTTGCACAAGGTTTCAAAGACTTGTTGCCATGGAGATATAATAATCAAATGGAAGCAGCAAAGAAAATGGATCCTCGTTTCTTAGTTCCTGAAACACCATTCACTACTGTCACTGTGAATAAGTCATTTAGAACTGCATGTCACTACGATGCAGGTGACTTAACTTCTGGTCTTTCCAATCTATTGACATTAACAAACACTGGTAACTACAAAGGATGCTATTTGGTAGCACCAGAGTATCGTGTTGCTGTCAATCCAAGACCTGGAGATTTGCTATTGATTAACAATCACGAAGTCATGCATGGTAATACTCAGATTGAATTACTTGATGATGTGGCAGAAAGAATTTCATTGGTTGTTTACTTCCGTGAGAAGATGCTTGAGTTGGGTTCAAAAGAATACGAAGATTGCCGATATGATTATGTTGAATCTCGCAGAACTAATAAAGAACATCCAGGACATATTGGTCGTAATCTTTGGAATGGTATCGATCCAGGAATGTGGGATAGTCAAGAGTGGTATGATTACCTAGAATCTAAACTTGGCACTGAAGTGTTAAACAAATACCATCCACCAAAGACTACAACAGTCAATGCTCTTGAGGAGTTCTTCGGATAATGTGTAGCGTAATTGGAGCGATTATCAAAGAACCATCCGCAGAGGATTTCTTAATGCTACATCGTGTGTTCCTTGAGTCTAAGATTCGAGGGATGCACGCTACTGGAATCTCCTATGTTAAACATGGGAAGATTATTACAGACAAAAGACCAGTCCCAGCCGATGAGTTCCCATTTAACTTTCCAAGTTATGTCAATGAAGATGGAAGTCTTTATCTAATTGGTCACTGTCGTTATAGCACCAGTGATTTAGAATTCAATCAACCAATTGCCAATGAGAATCTTTCGGTAGTTCATAATGGAGTTATTACTCAAGAGTTACCTGAGAAATGGAAAGAACTTTATGGTTATGATTGCGAAACTAAAAACGATACTGAATTGATTTTACATACAGCAGAAGATTGTATGAGTCCATTATTAACATGGAAAGATTCTAGTCTTGGAGTTATTGAGTTGCATGTTGATAAGGTTATTAGGTTTTATCGCAATGGTAAGCGTCCATTATACTTGACAAATATTTCAAATGGGTGTATAATTACTTCTACGGCTGATGTTCCAAAACGAGCATTTGTTCCAGGATTCCCAATTAATACTTTAATGAATCACTATATTACATTTGATGACCAACTTGCAATGACTATTGAAAAAGAAGATATTGCAGATGCGGTGGACTTACAATATGAACTTTGTTAATTCAACAAGAGTTGAAGAGTTAATTAAAAACAGTCCAGCTGGTAAGAATACAAAATTCTTATCGGCTGCACATTCATTGTGGTATCGTTTCCACAACTATGACAAAGCACCACCATTGGCTCTTGAAGTTAATGGTGAAGTGGTTTGTTTAATCTTTGCCACATTCAATCGTGATAATTATAGTAATCTTTACGAGATTGTTACACTTGAAGGAAATGAGGGTAAGGGTTATGCATCAAAGTGTTGGGATATGTGGATTGATTATGCTGTAACAGAAAGAAAGATGACCAGACTAAAAATGTCTTGCACTCCTTCTTCCGTTACATGGCACTATAAAAATGGTTTGATTTGGTGGGCAGTAGATCCAACAGGTTCACTTCGTTCAGACCAACCACTGTTTCCAACGAGAGCAGAGCAGATTGCTTATCGTGACAATGCGATTGTGAATCCACTACAAGCACTACCACCATACAAAGCACGAGAACAATTCCGTGCCGAAGGTTTAGAATCGTATAAGTGGGGTGAGAAGAAGAAAGCAAGAACACAAACTGCAATTGATGCAGTGGGTAAAGCATGGCTTCGGGATGCTTTAATGGAACAACCTTCACTTGAAGAATTTTTATTATAATGGATTATCGTTTAGAACAAAATCGTAGGGAAGCGTTCATTCGCTGGTATGCGTGGTCATTGAAGTATGATGATTGCGATCCAGCAGTATGGGCAACGAACTACTTAAACAAAAGATACGAACATAACGATGAACAGAAGTTATGGTTATGTTGGTTGTATGGTAATACATACTATCTTCCAACTGCGTGGATACTCATGAATGAGTTTCCTGACTTTGAGTTGGCTACTGTGGATCGTATGACTCAGTGGAATACTACCAACTACAAACGACTGCGTTATCAAACTGACACAAAGTGGAACAAGGGACATTTGCCTACCATGTTCGAATCTTATCAAAAGTATATTGGCAATCAAACTCAACGAGAAAAGATAGAG